TCTATGCGAGCATTTTCTTCTTCGATATGCTCAATTAACAATGCAATATATACTTCTCTTTCATATACTATCATATTTTCTATCTCAGTCAAACTCCACTTATGATTTTGTGCTATAGAAAAAACCGTCTTATAATAATTTATTAAATCATTATGACTGAGAGCTAGCCGAAAAAACTTTGTAGCCCCTCCAGGACTACTGAATCACTTTTACCACATTTCTCACAAGTCCAATTAACCTCATGTCTTAGTTTGGGCATAGTGTTAAAAAATTGAACTATTTTTCCGAATTGTTCTTGATTTAAACTATAGATAAAATCTTCTACTTCTTTATCAGTACTATTTTTTATATCGTGATACTCATCACCATCATATATTCCAGTAATGCAAGCCTTAGTAATCTGAAAGATAGAATCCATTTGTGATTCTTCTTGAGGTCTTGTCATCTTATCAATGTCAGGAAAATTTAATTGTACAGATACTTTATCTGTAAGTTTCACTAAACTGTTTATTTCTTCAGGTACATGTATTTTAATATCATTGCAGTTTATTTCAACAGCTGTAACACCATCACATGGATGATTAGGATCAGGATGTTTCATTCCTATAGTTACAATATCACCTACTGATCGTGCTCTCAAATTTAAGAAAAGATATTCAACATCAAACGAAGGTAATTTGTGTGTATCTATATCTTCATCCAAAACACAATTTTTAATTATTTGTTTTGTAGCTTGAACAATATCTTTAGTCTCTCCACCTTCGAGAGCTGTTAGTAAGATCTTTTCTTCTTTTACTAGAAAAGGTCTATATTTAATTGGTCTATCTACACTATGTAATCTTATCTCATAGGTAGGTGTTTCCACTGACGGTAAAGCCATAATATCTCCAAATCAATTTATAAATTTACATGCTTTCTGCATACAAAATTAACGTTAAATTTTCCTACTGTATTGTTATTAGACCAATCCATAGTTACTGCATCAACGTTTGTAGGAAAGGTATCTATGTAATGAGTAACACAAGTGGCATTGTTAATACTAGCATCTTCGCTTGATTGATCGAAACTTAAAATTTTTATATCACCTTTATAATTATCATAATATTTGATATTAGCAGTTGTAGGGTCAACCATTGAATCAATCCATCTAATAAAAAAGTTTCTAGCTTCCCATGCATTAGTAATAATAAAACCTAATTGAAACTCTGCGTATGTGAGTTCTCTTGCCATTTTACGTACAGGGCCATAATGTTTTAAATCAGATGTCATTACAGTTTTAGCTGCATGAGGAGCTGTATCACAAAAGAAGTTTAAATTTGTTGGCTTAGTAACTCCTTGTGGCGGTGTAATATCTGCCACAAATCTGTTCATTGGTGCTAAGCCACCTGCCTCATCTAACTTTGAAATGAAATCTTGAATTTTCATAGTGCCTTAATTTTTTCTCTACTATCTAACCAAACTTGTGCTTTTGTAGCTTTTCTAAAATCTTCAACTGGTAAGTGTAATGCAGTATTCCATTCATCTGAATTAATATGAAGAAATTTACTGGCTACATTACGCATATTATATTTATGTATGGTTGGTTTAGCTTCTTTATATTTACTAAATGGAGCTAATTGATCATATTTAATGTTTAAATATGAAGTTGCTGGAGTATCTAATTTAACTCCAGATCTTTCTCCTAAGCTACTTACATGAGTAGCTATTAATAACTTCATTAATTTTTCTCTTAAATTATAAGGTAGATAATGAAAGTTCATACCTATAAATCCACCCTGCCAGGCTCCTATAGGAATTACTAAAGGAAATTGATCGTAGTATTCTAATTTAGCTGCATACTTAGGATGATAATTGAAGAAATACATATGACCTAATTGTATCTTACTATCTCTTCTTGCTTCTCCTATTATGTCTCCAGAACTTTGTCTACCCGCTCTTCCAGAAATTAATTCCCTTCTTAGAGTTTGGAATTTCTCTCTAAACCAATCTATTGCTTGTCTTACTAATCCGGTTTGCTGTGCCATATACTTATTTAGATAATAGTTGATCCTCTGTTAATATAATAAATTTCCAGTTCTTATGTTCACAAAACTTCTTAGCTGCTTTCCATTTTTCTTCGTTTACAGCATATCTTTTCATTTCAAGCAAAAACCGTCCACTCTTTCTTTTCTTTCCGGTTTGTTTAGGAGGTTTAGTTTGTACCTTTGGCTTAACCTCTATAAGAGATATTTCAATACTTCCATCATGTTTTTTAGTCTTTACCCAGAAGTCAGGGTAGTATCTATGTATTCTCTTATCAACTGGAGATCTATATGGAATTACTACTTCTTCACTTGCCCATTTAAGGACATTAGGATTAGTATCACAATAAACCATAAATCGTCTTTCCCAAAGACTTCTGTAAACTATCTTTGTAGGATCACCAACGTATTTTTCGCGATAGGATGGTTTATATTTACCTTTATAGGCCATAATCACTTATATAAATAAATTACATATAGTAAGCCTATTTATACATAACTGGAGATATTTTCAATGGCTACCGGAGGTACAACATATTTAGAATACCCACCTGAGTTGAAAACTAATACAGAAGGCCATTACGTTCTTTTTGAATCATATCCTTCTTTGTTTGGGGGAGGAGTTGCTACTACTCCGGAGTTTTCTATTGCTCTACCAATGAGCGCTCAGGCTCTTATTTCTACTGCAGAAGCTGTATATGCAGAACAAGAAGGGTTAGGAACAGTATTATCAGAAACTGCTGCTAAAGTATCAGGAGAGTTAACTCCTTATTTTACATCTGGACAAGATGGAGGAGATATAACAAGTAAACTAGCTAATATGATACCTTCTGCTACTCAAGGAGAAAGCGTAGTAGAATCAAGTGTACAACAAATGATAAGAAAGAATGATTTTCTTAAAAGAGCAGTTGGAGGTTTAAACGTAGCTGTTAATCCAAAGATGTCATTATTATATCAAGGTCCTGGTAAATTCAGACAATTTACTTTTGAATTTCCTATGATAGCAAAGTCTGAAGGAGAATCAGAAACTATAAGACAGATAATTAAATTTTTTAGAAGCGCTACATTACCTGGGTATACAGAGAACCATTTACCTAATGGAGGAGCTCAAGCTGCAACAGGAGGTTCAAGAAAAAGAGGAGCAGGTTCTAACTTTTTCTCTTTTCCAAATAAATTTAAAATAAAGTTTGGTCATGCAGGTACAACAGGTGGATCAAGTTATAAAGGAGGAGGAGCAGGAACTCCTTTTAAGATAGCAACTAGTGTTTGTAAGTCTGCAGTAGTAAACTATGCAGCTGCTGGTGTACCTTTCTTCTTTGAAAATGGTGCACCATTTGAAATAAAAATGACCTTAACATTTATGGAAACTGTAATTATAACTAAAGAATTAGTAGAGGACGGATTTTAATGTCTTATTTTACTTACTTACCAAAAGTCGAATATAATATTACAAAAAGTAAATATAGAGAAACAACTACAGCTGTAGACATTTTTGTTCGTAATTTAATAAAACAAGATGTTATAGATAAAGGTGTTTTGTTTGATAAACATACTATAGGTGATGGAGAAAGACCTGATGTAACTTCTTTTATTCTTTATGGAAGTCCAAAGTATGATTGGATAATATTTTTAGCTAATAGAATGTTTAATCCATATTTTGATTGGCCTTTAAAGGCTGAAGATTTTAGAAAAATGATTCAAGGTAAATATGGAAGTACAGCTAGAGCAAGAAAATTAGTTCATACTTACAAACAAATATTACAGCCAGCAGGCGATAATCAAATACCTTTAGAAGTAGAAGTCGATCTTGAAACTTATAATGGTTTAGCAGCTGCAGAGAGAAAGCGCATTACTAAGTATGATATGGAGTTTGAAACTAATGAAAAGAATAGAACTATTAAAGTAATAGATAAACAATATATTGAGGGCATTTTTAAAGAAGCTCAACAAAGATATGGTGGTAGTTGATGGCTGATCCGTTACTTAATCAAAGAGAGGAAAATAGAACACCTACTACTTCTCCTATAGAAGATACTGGTGCAGCTTCCTTATCTAGGATGCCAGGAGATTACTTAGTTGATAAGTTAGTTATAAAGTCTCCTAATATTGATTCACCTATTGATTTAACTCCTGTTTATGATACTATTTCTATATATGAAGATTTAAGCAGTAGTTATCTTTTATGCGATATATCTATTATTGAATCATTTGGTCTTAGAGAATTGATTCCTATTATAGGAGAAGAATTTATAGAAATAATTGCATCTACTAGAGGTGTTACAGCAGGTGAAGGATCTGATACAGGTAACTTATTAGACGGTATTATATCAAAAGTTTTTAGAGTTACATCAATATCACCAATGGTATCTACTAATGATAGAGTAAAAAACTATGTATTACACTGCACATCAGTTGAAGCAATAATAAATGAAAAAACTAGAATAAGTAGAGGTTATCCAAATTTTTCATATGATCAAATAATAGAAGATATCTATGATAAAGATATTATGGAACCTTTAAGAACTGATTATGCAGCTTTTGTTCCTGAAACTCAATATAAAAAAATAATTATAGAACCTACTGAAGGTATTCATAACTTAGGACTACCTTTTAAGAAACCTTTTCAGCATATAGATGATCTTGCTGAAAAAGCATTATCATTAAATGAACCAGAAGCAGATCAAGTTCCAGCCGGACAGGTTGTACCTCCCGCAGAGCAAGCAGGAGGAGCCCTTTATATGTTTTATGAAACCCTTTCATTTTTTAGATTTGAAAGTTTAGAGACAATTTTTAAGAGAGAACCAAAGCGTCATATTTTTGCTACTCCGGGACCAGCTTTAGATGCAGAAGATAATGAAGCTGGTTTTAATTCAGTATTAGATTTTGAAGTTGATGGTTTGTTTGATATTGTTGATAATCTTAGAGAGGGTATGTACGCTAGTAAATTAATAACTCATGATATGACTAGAATGAGATATACTATTACTGGTTATAGTTATGTAAAAAGAAAAGATATAGTAGCACAAGAAGATCCAGCAACAGGAGCTACTGTTGAAGTAGATGGCGTTCCTTCAGAGCCAGAATCATCAGTTCAGAAACTTGAAGATTTAACATTATCACTTTCAGAGTCAGGTACAGCCGGTAAGTTAGTTACAGATAAAAATGATTTATTAAATGATAAGGATAATGGAGAGAGATCAAAGATTAAATTTATGTCTACTAAATTCAATCATTCTTATTTTTTTAATGCTAATAGAAAAGCAGCAGGTGGAGGAGCTGAACCAAATATAAAAGAGAGTCAGTTAGAAAGAAGAACACAGATAAGAGATTCTCAATTACAGCAACTTAATAATATAAAAATAACTTTAAAGATGTATGGTGATTCTTCTTTAAGAGTAGGTGAGGTTATTAACTTTTATGTACCTTCTCAAAGTATTCAAGAAGGTCAAGAAAATGTACCAGATGTATTTTTGAGCGGTAAATATTTAATAACAAAAATAAAGCACGAATTTACTGCTGAAAAATATCTTATGCATGTACAAATAAGGAAAGATTCTTATTCATCAGATCTACCTGCTTTTGATCAAGCTCTTAATCAAAATAGACAATTAAGACAGACTAATAAACAAGAAATATTAGAACAGCAATTAGGGGCTAAAAAAGCAGAACCAGTTACTACACCGCCTGGAGCTGCTAATGATATATATTTAAATCCAGGTAGTGGAGTGCAGTAATGGAAACAAGTTTTATGGGAAAAGATGGCTTTATATGGGCCATCGGATGTGTTGAAGATAGAGATGATCCTTTATATCTTGGAAGATGTAAAGTTAGATATTTAGGTTTTCATACAAGAGATAAGCAAGAACTTCCTACTACTTCTTTACCTTGGTCTTTTCCTTTGATGCCAATAACTTCTGCATCTCAAACTCAAGTAGGAACTAGCCCTACAGGGCCTGTTCCAGGAACCTGGGTTATGGCTTTCTTTAAAGATGGTTTAGATGCTTCAGATCCAGTTATGATGGGTACATTACCTGGGCGCCCAGATAAACCTGGAGATCCTTTAGATGGTTTTAATGATCCCAGAGTAGTAATACCTAAACCTTTTCAGATAGATAATAAGACAGGTGAACTTAAAAAGGGTGAAATACAATTTAGAGATGTTCCTCAATTTCCTCTTAAAGTTGAGTTTGATCAAAATTTAGGTATTAATGTAACAGAAAGATCTGATGACCCTAAAAAGCATGAAGATAAAGATATTTACGAATTTGATTATAATTTTCCTAATATAAGATTTTTAGATGAACCTACTACTCCTCGTTTAGCTAGAGGCTTTAAAGATGAATCAGCTAAGATTTTAAATAGAATAAGACCTGGAAGTGAAGCCGCTTCTATTACGGTTACATTAGGTGCAGAGTCTCCTTTACAAACAAAAGCTGATACTAGAATGGTAGAGGTTGGTAATATACCTTCAGGAAGAATACCTTTTAGATTTAAAGAACCAGCATCTTTATATGATGCTCAGTATCCATATAATCACGTACATCAAACAGAGAGTGGTCATGTAACCGAAATGGATGATACTCCAGGTTCAGAAAGATTGCATTGGATGCACAGAACCGGTTCATATATGGAAATGAATCCTAATGGATCAGTAGTTCATAAATCTAATCAAGATCTTCATTCCTGTATAGTTAGAGATGGTTATGAATTGATAGGAGGAAATAAAAGTATCTCTGTTGGTTTAGGATATGATTTAGAGGTATCAAGAAAAGGTGGTAATGAGGACTTTTGGTTAAGAGTAAATGGTACAGGAGATGTTCATTTAGAATCTCAGGAAGGTAATGTAGAGATTTATTCAAAAGATGGTGTTACCTTTATTAATGCTAAAAGAATTGAAATGAATGCAAAAGAGTTCATTAAAATGAACTCACCTAAGATAGAACAATCCAAAACTCCTCAAGATGATCCTAGCTTAAATCCTTCAGAAGATGGAAATAAAAATGGTCAGAATGTTGCTATAGCAGGAGATCAAAACATAGAGGTTGGAGGCGCTCAAAGTATAACTGCTGGACAGATAGGTTTAAGTGCTATGGGTCCAGTAGCTATTGCTGGTCAAAGTAAAACCGAAAGTGTAACACATGGATCAGAAGAATCAATTCAAGGTCTTAATGTTATTCTAGGACAAGGAACTGCAGGTAAAAGTACATCTGTTCAAAATGGTATTATCAATATGAGGAGTGCTGATGCAAAAGCAGGTACTGGAGGTATATTACTTCAGTTAAATGAATTGCCTGTTAGTAGTGCCTCAGCAGCTAAACTATCAGCTGTAGGTTACTTATCTATAACTCCGAGAGATCCAGTAGCTGCTGAAATTGAATTAGCTTCTACACTTGGAAGTATTAACATAAAAAATGAAACCGGTTCTATCTTACTTGGTGATTCACCTACATCTGATATTACCTTAACAGCAGGACCAGCAGGAGCTATTGCTCTTAAATCACAAATTGCTTCTATTGAAATGAACGCGACAGGGCTTATAGGTATAAGAAATGAGACAGCTTCATTGAAAAGTATTCTAGATAAGATTTTAGAAATTTTTATAAATCATACTCATCCTTATGTTTCTTATCCAGCTGGATCTGCCACACCTGCTGGTGTAGTAACTAATGTACCAGCACCTGCAGAAACTACTCCTCCTGCAGCAGTTTTACCTGATCTATTTGAACAAGTAGCACAGCTAAACTTATTAATGAGTGAATAAAATGGATAATGAATGGCAGAAAACAGATAAGTTTGTACCTCATCCTAAACTTATTAAACTAATGGAAAAAACTAAAGAGCTTATAGAATTAGAAAACGAGCTAATGAAAAAATTTAGAGTTAGTATTGAAGAGCATCAACAGAAGGTAAAGAATGGCTGAACAAGATCTTTGGGCTTCTCAAACTTTAGGTGATATAGGATCACTTAAACCGTTTTTTGAAGCAGCTCAAAAAGGCTTAGAGCTTCATAAAGAGAATGCCGCACTTATTAAAAATGTTTATGAAGTAAATAAAGCTTTACTTTTATCATCCATTGATCCTTTGTTCGCAGCTATTGATGCTATTTTAGATGAGATAATAAAGTTACTAGATGATTTAAGAGGTTTAGGTTTTTATTATCTACCTGTTCATTCATCATCTATGGATACTTCTGCTACTATTAAAAGAAATCCATTAACCGGTGCTTTAGAAATAGGTGAAACAAGATATGTAAAAGCTGCTTGGGGTTCAACTACTAGAACAACTCCTACAGGAACAGAAGTAACAGTTCCAGAATTAGTTCCAATGAACGTTTTAAAAGGAGATGCGCCTGCTAGAGATATTGATACTGGAGAACAATTATACATAAAAGCACCTGCAGTAAAGGAAACAAGTAATGAAGATGTTGATTTAACTGATAGATCTGAAATTATCGCAGCAAAAGTAAGAGATAGTTTATTACTTACTTCTCTTACACCTGGAGGAATTTTACAGACTATTGATAGACAGTTTGATGATGTAGGGGATGTACCTTCAGCTAATAATGCAGCTGTAGCAAATTCATTACTATTAGATGAAGATTATTACATATCAGGTAGACCTGTTTTTTCAGATTCAGCTACAGTAGGAGGAATTATTATTATAGCTGGAGCTCCTAGTTTGGATCAATTTACAGGTATAATGGAATCTTTCAATAAATTAATAAGTCTTGAATCTTTCGATCAGTTATTAAAAGATCTTGATAAGATATTTTCAGAAAATAAACCTAAGCAAACTATTATAGTAAAAGAAGTAAGTAATAAAAATGTAGTTGCAGTTCAGAGTCCAGCAAATGCAGCAGGTCCTTCCGCTACCGCTTACATTGAAAATGATGATACTCAAGGTAATTTTGCTGCAATGAAAGATGGTGATGGTAAAGCAATATGTAATCAAAAAGGTGTAGTAGCTAGAATTACAAAAGTTGTTAGTACAGAAAAAATGGAGAAAACTAAAAAAACAACTCCTGCTCATAAGTCAGATACATTTAATACGCATTTAACCGAAAGTGAAATTGTAAGAAGAAATACACCTATTATAGAAGATATTAATTTAGTACCTTATCAAGTACAGAGATTAGAAATTGAATATTTAACTGCTTCTGTTTTTGAAGAAGGTGATATTATTGCAGAAGCTGAACAAGTTACTACTACAACCGGATTTACTGATAACAAAGGAAAAGAAGTTAAAGATCCTACAGATAAAGCAGGAGATGCTACAGGAGGTGAATGGGTTCAAAAAAGTAAAGGTACTTTTGTAGTTGGAGAAGTAGCTAACAAATATTTTACTGGAAAAGAATCTGAGAAGCCCGATTGGAGAGGTAAGAGATTAGAAGATTTAATTCCGCCATTAGGTGGTATTTTAGATACTGCAGAAGAACATATTAGAGGTATTAAGTCAACTGTAAAAAGTTCTAAACAATCTATAGATCCTATTATTAAATATCTAGATAGTAAAGTTGATGAATTGTCAGCTTTTGCAGCTCAAATAGAATCAATATTAGAACTATTCGCTGTAGGTATTCCAGCCACAGGTATTTATTCCTTATACTTAGAACCTAAAGAAGGAGGAACTGCAGAGTTTAGAAATAGAATGTTAGCTGCAGGAGGACCTAATAAACCTCCAGAGGCTCTTAAATTTTGTGCGGGTGTATGTTTTCTAGGAGGAGGACCAACTGGAGGTGCATTAGTTAAGTCAGTTGAAACGTTAGCTTTATTATTAGGTTTAAGAACACAAACAGCTGAAGAGACAAAACAGCAAGAAGATTTTAGTAAGCTAGCAACTCCGGTGTATGATAATGAAAAATTATATATGGCGGATGATGAAGTATATTTTAGAGGAAGTAACTATAGATGTTTAAAAGATAATACAACTGGTGAACCTCCTCTTATAAAAGATACAGATGGTAATGATATTATAAATGCTCTTTTTTGGGAGAGATTAGGATTAGCAACCGGCGAAGAAGAAGATGAAATAGTAGGTGATCAAAGAACGCCAGAAGAAATTAGAAAAGCTAAAATTGAATTCTTAAAAGATACAAAAGCTACTTTAGGTGAGTTTTTAAAGAAATTAAACGGAATTGAAGGAGGTGCTCAAGGAATAAGGCAAAAAATATTAGCAGTTCCTTTATTCGGAAGAAGAGATCCTACTCAAAATAATCAGTTCTTATCTAATGGTGCAACTGAAGGTATTTTTGAAGAGTTATTAGGTTTAAGAGATAGAGATTTAAATGAACTAGATCTATTAACTGAGAGAATAAATGAATTGTTATTTGAAGTAGAGATAGCTCTTATTCAAGAAACACCAGACTTAGATGTAGAAAATGGAAGCCTAAGATCTAAAGGTACTTCACTTATGATTATTAATGGTAAGTTCGTTGCTGATGTAACAGATTTTAATGCGGGAGAGAGAAAGTTAAGCGAAAATACTACAGTAACTATTTTTGACCCTCTTAACCCAGCTTCAGGTTCATCTAGAACTGTTGTAAGAATGGCTAATAATACAGTTGCTATTTTAGATGAAGCTTTTGAACCAGATATAGAACAAGCATTATCTTTTGATATTATTTTAAGTGATGATGTAGATACTGATTATAAAGTTAAGGATGAGTATAGAGCAAATAGTACTCATTATTATCATCCAGGATATAGATTAAGAAACTTTGAATCACAAGCAAATACTATTTCCACATATCTTGTTACTTCAGGTACTGATTACAATGAGCTACCCAGACATGATCAAGGTACGCCTTTTGGAAGAGGAGCAGAAGGTCAATTAAGAAATACAGAACAATATCCTTTAGGCACTATTATTGAATTAAATTCTTTTACTCCAACTACAGAAGGATTTGAAGGAGGGGGTTTAGTACAAGTTGAAGCTGAAGAGCTTGATAAAAAGACATGGGGCGGTTTAGGAGTATCTCAAGATGATATGTTATTAATTACTATTGAAAATGAAATATATTCCAGATTTATAATTGAGATAATTGATGATACTAGATTAGCAATTGATTCAGCATTTCAAATAGGTGGACCAGATTCTACTTTTGTTGATTTAAGATTTCATGAAGATTGGGATTTTGATTTATCTATTGGAAAGAAAAAAGAAAAAGCTGATGAAGATAAAATACAAGCAAGTAGAAACAAATTTGATGAAATTTTAAAAGAAATTAATAAAAAAGCTGATGAAGTTTCTGATATGCTTAGTACATTTTCAAGTCAAACCTTTTGATTATAAATAGAGAAAAAGGATACAATGGCAGAATATACCGAATTAAACTATGGTTCTGAGCAAGTTATATATCAAGATATAGACCTATCATTTAAGCCTAATGCTGCTACAGGTGATTTGATAAAGACTAAAAATGCAAATGTTATAAAACAGTCCATAAGAAATATTCTGCAAACCAGACAAAACGAAAGATTAGGTCATCCAGAAATTGGCGCAGGAATTTTGGAACTATTATTCGAGCCAATGAATAATTTAACAGAAACAAGAATGGTGACTAAAATTGCTGACGCTTTGAGAATTTTAGAACCTAGAGCTACAGTTAGAGATATAATTGTAGAAGGTGATGAAGATAGAAACTTATATAAAATTCAAGTTGTTTTTACTATGTTAAGTCAACAAAATACCGAAACCTTCGAAACTTATTTGTATAGGTAAAAATGGCAACTGATGTAGCAAAGTTAAATGTATCAGAATTAGATATGTCTACTATAAAGGCAAATCTAATAGCATATCTTAAAAGTCAGAGTGAATTTGCAAATTATGATTTTGCAGGATCCGGCATAGATGTAATATTGGATTTACTATCTTATAACACATATTATAATTCTTTCTATCTTAATATGATCTCTAATGAAATGTTTTTAGAGACTGCTGAGCTCAGAAATTCTGTAGTACAAAGAGCTAAGCAGATGGGATATACTCCTGCATCAGTTCAAGGCTCTAAAGCTGAAGTAACATTAGTGGTTACACCAAATGATGGATCTTCTTCAATAGTAGTAGAAAAAGATAAAAGATTTACTACTGTAATTGATCAAAACAAATATTTCTTTACTACAGCAGATTCATATAATGCTGTACTTGGATCAGATGGAAGATTTACAATTCCAAATGTTCAGTTAAATCAAGGTGTAAGATTAACACACAAATATACTGTAGATTATTCAAACTTAGAGCAAAAATTTATTTTACCTAACCCTGGTACAGATGTAAGTACTTTATCAGTAGTAGTTAAAGAGTCGCCAGAAGCTACAGAAACTGTAACATACCAAAAAGTGACAGATACTGTATCAGTATCATCAACTTCATATGTATATTTTTTATATGAAGAGTTTGATGGAAGATGGGAAGTGCAGTTTGGAGATGGTAAAGTAGGATTTAGACCAAAAGATGGAAGTCAGATAATTTTAACCGCTAATATTTCAGATGGAATAGTAACTAATGGAGCATCTGTATTTACAGCGGTTGATGTTATTGGTGGGTATCCAGATGTTACAGTTACTACAACAACTAAAGCTTATGGCGGTACTTCCAGAGAAACAATACAGCAAATAAAATATAATGCTCCAAAATTATATGAAACACAAAATAGAGCTGTAACATTAAATGATTATAAAAGACTGGTTGAAAAGGAATGGACTAATGCAGAGTCCGTTACTTGTTGGGGAGGAGAGGAAAATGACCCTCCAAGATATGGAAAAGCTTATATTGCTGTAAAACCTAAAAGCGGTCTTCAATTAACTACTAAAGATAAAAATGCTATTAAAGATGAGATTCTTCTTAAGAAGAATATGGTAACAGTTACTCCTGAGATTGTAGCACCAGATTACCTATATCTAAAAATTGTAGCTAATGTAAGATATGATCCTAATAAGACAGTATCATCAGCTAAACAAATAGGTGATAATATTGTAAGTGTTGCTTTAAATTATCAACAGACAGAATTAAATAAGTTTGATTTAAGATTTAGATATTCAAGACTAACTACTTTGTTTGATAATGCTGATCCAGCAATTTTAAATAACCAAACCACAGTAACTCTATTTAAAAGATTGAAAGTAGAATTAGCACAAACATTTAATTATGCTATGAAATTTTCAAACCAGTTAAAATATCCATATGTAGGGTATCAAGGAACTGTTACTTCCTCTACTTTTGAATATACAGATGATTCAACTAAAGTAGTTAGAGATCTATGTAAATTAAGAGATGTTGATGGTATTATTCAAGTAATAAGAGAAGAGGCTGGGGAGATTGCTGTAATTGATACAAACGTAGGAACTATTGATTATACTACAGGTAAATTATCTCTTGTAGATTTTACACCTATTACAGTTACAGAAGTGGTAGATAATAATACAATTGAAGTATATGTACAAACTAATGTACAGGATATTACTCCTATAAGAGAGCAAGTTATTATAATTGAGAAAAAAGATATTACTGTTAATATGATTTCAGATACAACTCTGAGTACAGGTGATTTTAAAATGGCAACAGCTGATGAAACTCCAGCTCAACAAGTTTTAGGCTCTACTAGCGCCGCATCATCGACATCTGCATACTAAGGAATAAGTGGCTGATAATAGAATATCTGAGATTATACAGAATCAACTACCGTCATTTTTTACAGAGGAAGGTAGTAACCTTCCTCTTTTTATGACAAAGTATTTTGAATTTTTAGAATCTTATGAAATTCAATATGAAAATTTAGAACTTGATGAATATAATATAGTTCAAGAAGATCCTAATACTGCTTTTTATTTTAAAGGTACAGCTATTGATCAAGGTGAAACTCTCTATGTACCATCTGACGGAAATGAAAGTGTAGAAATAGGAGCCCAAGAAGGTCATTTCTTTCCTCTTTATGCAAATAAGCAACCAGCATTAGATGTATCAGACAGTGCTGGAGTAGTTTATGAAATAGAATTTGAAGAACTATTAGGTAGAAAATTTTACATGCCTGTAAAAGGCGGACCTAATGGATTAAATTATGGTATTGGTACTCAAGATGCTCCTACAGGTTCATATACTTTATATACAGCAAATGATAGAATAGTATTAGAAACTGTAGATTTAACTGCAGGTGAAGAAGGAACCTACGATGAAATTATAGTTGAATCAGAAAGAGATTCTAACTCAACTTTTATAATTGGGGAAATAGTTGTCGGTGAAACTTCAGGAACAGAGCTCATAGTAACTGGAGCACAACAAGCAGGTGTAGCAGTTCATGGTAATACAACACCTCATATGTTATATGCTAGACCTTTTAATAGAAAGCAGTTAATACATGGTGAAAAATTAAGAGGTAAAAGATCAAGAGCTTGCGCTTATATTAAGAAAACCGAAACTGATTTATTAAAAAATCCTCTCAGAGGAGCAGCTGATTTAGATTTAGCTTCTAATGTTGATGAAGCAGATAATTATATGCTGCAAAAATTCAGAGATGACTTTTTAACAAATATTCCTTTTAGTTCAGTTGGTGATTTAAGACAAGCTATTAAAACAGCTAGAGATATTTATAGAGCAAGAGGTACAGAAGAATCTTTTAGATGGTTATGGAGAACAGTATATGGTAATGAAAATCTAGAATTTGTATATCCAAAAACTAGATTATTAAGACCTTCAGAAGGTGAATGGAGAGCTCCTAAATCAATTAAAGTTTATACTGGTTCTGCTGTCGCACCAGATGAATTCGGAAGTAAGATAATAAAAGGTGAACAATCAAAAGCAACCGCAACTGTAGATAACTTAATTTCTTATGTTGATGGGACTACTGCTGTAACAGAATTATTCTTGACAGATTATCAGAGAGGTTATGACTCTCGTTTTGATCAGTATAATGATTTTTTACCTGATGAGACAGTAGCTACTATAGAAGCTTTTTTCGATGATCAATTAATGGGTAGTACAAGATCTAACCCTGATATTCAAGCAATGGGATTTCCTGCTGGATCATCAAAAGCTACAAATATTGGTGTTATAGGAGGAATTACTGTAGTTAGTTCAGGAACTGGCTATAATGTAAATGATGAGTTAAATATTGTTGGAGGTGCTGGAAGAGGTGCGGTAGCTAGAGTTGGTTCAACTGCTAATGGTGCTATAACTGATATTATTATAGATGATGGAGGAAATGGTTATTTAGGTGGAGAAGAATTAATAGTAGATAGTACTGGTACTCAAGGAACTAATCATACTGGTGCTATTAGAAATATAATTTTAACAGGTAATGTAAGATCATCTAATTCAACTATTGACAAAGTTATTCATACTGCCAATGGTGGAATAGCATCATCTCCTATTTTCTTAAATGCAGTTTCATTTTCGGTTGATGATGTTGGAGCAGTAAGATATCCAGAAAATATTAACACACATTTTAGTTCAAGTAATACAACTACATTCGTAGCAACTGTTACTAATCAAGATACTGGAGCAGGTGGAGCAAATATCTTACTTGAAGAAGGTGATGGTAAATTATTATTAGATAGTACAGATGGTTCTGCAGATGCAGGAGACAATGTTCTTATTGCAACTGTTGCATTTGAAGATGATATACAACCAGGTTTTTATCTTTATGATTCTAAGACTGGAGCAAAAGGAACTATAGCCGGTCCATCAGTTAACTCTTCAGCTTTTGTTTATACTTTAGAATCAGGTACAGTTCCTAACTTTGTTGAAAATAGTAATGTATCTCTTTTTTATAGTTCTAACGCAACAGCAGTACCTGGTAAAAGCGATATCTTTAGAATAGCTACAATTACAAAAGCAAGTCATTTTGAAATTGAGGATAATCAATTAGGAGATGGAACTTATACTATTGATCAATACTATGGAGGAACAAGATTTACATTTACTCCATTTGGATCAATATCTAATGTTCAGGTGATTACGACCGGTATTGATTATATAAAAGGCCCTAGATATGAAGCAACTAATCAATCAATTCTAGGTAAAGAAAATTTTGAATTTGAAGATCCTATTACAGGAAAAAATACTGGTGAATTAGTATATCTTAACTTTGCAGAAAATATAGAAGGTAAATATAGATTAGGTGAATCTCTTATAGGACAGACATCAGGTAAAAAAGTTAAAGTAATTCAGCCTTATATAAATTCTACAGCTAATTCAACTCATAGTACTATGAAAGTACAAGAAGTAGATACACAAATAGCTCTAGAAGATACAAGTATTATTCAAAATAATTTCGGAACATTTGAAGATAATACTAACGGACTTTATACTTTTTCTTCTGCAATGGTAGGAGGAGCAGTTACTGTATCTGTTGATGGATCAAACGCAAATGTTACTTATGATAGTCAATCAGGTGATGCAGGCAACAATTCAATGTCTATTGAATCATCAAATACTATCTATGGAAGTTATAGCGGTAAAGTAACTGTACAACAACAAAAAGAATTGTATGTAGGATTAAAAGGGTTAAATAGTGGTTCTGGTGGAGCATATGAAACTTCTTTAACTACCGGGACAGAATATATTGGTAGAATAAGTTTTAGATCTAATAACATTTTTACAACAGCAGAATTAAGATATGGAAGTTCAGTAAGTGATAACAACTTTATAAGTGTAGGACCTAATGCAGGATTATCACAAATTGTTTTACAATCTTCTACATCCAATACAGTCGCAAATACTATTTACACATATCAAGGAAAATTCACTACCCATCCTACTAATCAGTACCATGCTCTTTACCTTTATGCAAATACTGCTACTGTTTCTGATTTTATAGTTCATGTAGATAAGTTAGAAATAATTAATACTGCTACAAGTGGTAGAATAGAATTAGAAGGATTTAACGCAGCTGATAATCCTGGCGATTTTATGATATTAGATGATACTTCTTTTACTGCTGGTGAAACTATGATTTCATTAAGCGGTTTAAGATCTGCTAATACAGCTGCATCTAATACTTTTCAATATGAATTACTTGAAAGTTATGGAAATAACGCTACCTTAAAATCTGGTGCTTTAAAAACAGGGGCCATTAAATCAGTTATTGTTGCTGAAGCTGGAGTAAATTATAGTACAGCTCCAGTAATTACTGCTCCTACAGGTGATAATAATGCAACATTTCAAGCTAATAGAACTGCTTTAACACAATATGAAGGTAGATTCGCAAACAAACTTGGAATGTTAAGTGATATTATTAGAATTCAGGATTCATATTATTATCAAGACTTTTCTTATATTCTTAAATCAGATGTACAGATAGGTACGTTTAGAGATATAGTAAGATCATTTGTTCATCCAGCTGGATGGGCTGTATTTGGTGAGATTGCTATTGTAAATGAAATTAATGTAACTCAAACTGCTCAATCCGAAACATTACAATTTTACGAAATTTATGCTGATAGAACTCCATCATTTGTAACTCAATATGGTCCTATTGATCCAGATATGAGAAACAATGGAACGAGTCAATCTCCTTATACTTCAGTAGATGGTCAAATTAATTTTGATTCTTCCTTCTTGCATAATTATAAGATTCAATTCTTGGATCCACTTACTATTGGATTGGGAGCTGATACTACTAAGAAGAACTTTGCTTTTCACTTAGGAAGAACAGGTACATTAGGTACTACAGGTCTTACTGGTAATACAGCTATTCTAAATGGAATAGGATATACTGCAGAGACCGGACTAATAGGTGGCCCAGAGGAAGATAGAACTAATACTAAGAACGAAAGTGTTTTAGTAGCTCCTTGGTACCCTAATGCTTTACTTGAATATCATGTTGAAAGAATTGGTAATGAAAGTGCTAAAGCTCCATTTGGGCCAGAAGACTATGCTCAAAGACCTGGTACATGGGGAATGGGAAGTAATCCTAATACCAGAAATGGTGGTATAGAGCATAATGTAGAGCTAGGAATTTTAGGAAAATATACTTCACCAGATGGTAATGTGACTATGCCATTAGTAACTACTCATGTAAGTTACGGTGAAGAAACTATTGAGAAAGCAGTTAATCAACATGTTGTTACAGTTGTAAGTTGGAAAGAGCCTACATTACCAGTTAGAATGGCAACTGCTTCCTTACCAAACTTAACATCACTTGCTACTTATGTAGATGTAAAATATGATCCAATAGTTGAATTAGGTATATTAGGAAAGTATAGATCTCCAGATGGTACTTTTGTAATGCCTACTATTAGTACTCATATTAGCTTTGGTGAAGTAACTATTGATCCTGATTCTGTTGCTAATCTTCAAATTCAGGGAACAGTACTTTGGAAAAATCCAATCTTTCCTGTAAGAATGATTACTGGTTCAATGCCTAATTTAACAGGAGTAAGTACTTACGTAGTAGCAGATAGAACTGATGATAAAGATACACATATAGTCCAGCCAAATATTACTGTTGATAGAACAATTACAACAGCGAATAATTTTGCAGAAGTAGAATTACCAAGCTTAAATGTAGATACAAGTTATTTGGATACAAGAGGTGTTTACGGAGATCCTCATTATGAATATGGTCAATCTTATGTGAGACCAAAAGATATAAGAGTTAATAATATTCTAAGAGGTGATAATAAATTTGAAGTAGCTGTAGCTCCTGTTAAAGCAGGTCATGTTGTTGGATTAAGAACTGACGGTACTATACAACAAGTCTATCATACAGCTAATGTTCTTTTTCCAAGAATAAATTATGTACATTCATTACTAGGTATAGCACAATCAGATGCAGCTGTTGGTGAATTTGTTGAAGTAAGAGATACAAATTCAATAGAAGAAAGAGTATTTGAGTTAACTCCAGGAGCAGAATATTATCCTAATTATAGTGCTAATTCATCTCATGGAGATTATATTACAACAACACCTCCTACAGTTACATCTGTTGATAGTTTAGATAGAGTAAAATTAGGAAAAGCAAACTCTAAAGATGGTTTAGAACTTTCCTTTCCTAAATGGCAGAGATACTTATATCAAGCTCACGAAGCCATATCTGAAGGACAAGTAGTTGGATTAATGAGTAATGGTAAAGTGCAGAAAGTATTTTGTGAGAGCGACGGAACTGCTAAACCTCAATTAGATGGAGTTCATTCTTTATTAGGAATAGCAAGATCATCGGTATCACAACACGAATGGGTAGAAGTAGCAGTAAAAGGTCAGACAATAGAAATGGCTACTTTCTATCAAGGAGGATCAGAAACTTTTACTTGGTCTAACGATTTAACACTTTACGTGGACTATCAGGATGCATCTATAAAAGGAACAGCAGTACAGCATAGTAATCATCCTTTAAATGTAATAGGTAAAACAGCTGCTAGACAAAGAGGAACAGAACAAGAAGTTTATATAACAGCTAATACACCAGTTCATGGTACGTATTCACCATCTTGGGATGAGACTAAGGCTACTTGGCCTTTCCCACATTATTCTCAAGTTTCAGTTGTTCCAGCTGTTGGTGATATTACCTTTGATAGTATTATAGATGAGTATAGACATTTACAGATAGAAGCACAGATTCCTCAAAATTCAACACCGGTTGAAAATATATTAAATGGTGACACTGTATTATTTGATGATATTAATATTATAATGGAAGATGATGATGGATTATTACTTACTGGCCCGGCTGCAGCTGATCCTTCCTTAGACTTTACAGGAGATAGCTCATCTGATCTACCAGGAAGTGCTTCCGGTGACACTGCTGATGATTTGAAGCTTGCTTATGGTTCAAATATTTTTGTAGCATGTGATGATAGAAAATTATTTTCATCAACTGATGGAGATACCTGGACAGAGAGACTAGATTTTACTGATAGTACTTTAACTTTAGGAAATAGAAAAGTTGATTATAGCACTGATACTTTTTACTTAACCGTTACGGACAACTTATATAAATCAACTAACGGAACATCTTGGACATCAATATTCTCAGGAACAACATACACCACAAGTATAACTTCAGATGGTAATTCTACTGAAGGTAGTAGAAAAATAATGGCGGCAGGAGTTGCAGGTACAATAAGAAAATCCTCTGATGGAGGATCTACATGGTCTGGAGGATTAGCGCAGATTGGATCTCAAAATATGTACGCACTTGCTTATGGTAATCAAGGAGGTACAGAATATTGGGTAACAGGTTCATATACTAGTACACATCATTTTATTAATTATTCTTCTAACTTCGGAACTAGTTGGACTACAAGAACTAGTGACATACTAGCTGGTATACAGCCAAGAGGAATAGTATATACAGGAACTAATTGGATTATTGTAGGTCATGATAATGGAGGAACTGATGGATTCATAGCAGTTGGATCTGATATTACAGGTTCCTTTACTGATAAAACACCTGCAGGGTTAAGTAATAATCGTCTTTTCAATGTTAAGTATTATGGAGGTACTGTTTTTGCGGTAGGAGTTGATGTAATCTTAGCATCTAAAGATCATGGTGCTACTTGGACTATAATGGAAGAAGATTCTAACTTAACTGATAAGATTATGATGGATGTAGCTTGGGATGGTTCATCAAACTTTATTGCAGTAGGTGATAATCTTTTTGTAACAGCACCTACTTATAGCAATGGTGATTCAGATGCAGGAGATGAAATTTTACTTGAGGATGGTTTACCTCCATCCGATGGAGATTATACAAGTACTACTTCTTTAATGGGTAAATTAAAAGCAGAAAGCAATTTTCTCATATACGAAGACCTTATAAATAGTGGTAGTGTAGACAAACGAATAAATATATATAGCAGATTTGATGCTAAATATATTGTGGGTAATTTAACCACAGAAAATTTTAATGTACATGAGCGCGATGGTACGTATTTCCCGGAAGGACTACAGGACAGCGTAGCTCAACATGTAGTATTAGAGTAACAATAATAAAAGATTGGAGTTATCGAAATGCCAGCTTTAGTAACAAATAAATTCAGAATGTTCAATGCAAGGCAGTTTAGAGAGTCGTTCGATGAGGACGCTGGCTTTACTACTTTTGCGAACACTGCAGCGGGCGATACGTATTTAGAATCTAATATGTATCTTTTTATCGGTGGTATCCAGGCATGGGACGGTGTATCAGGCGCGGCAGCAGCTGACTCAGATACAACTCCTCCTACACCAACCGATTCCGTATCAAATACTTATTATAATCATTGGAAAGACATGATCGCAGCCAAAAAGGTTGTGACTACCGATGTAACGTTTTGTATTCCTAGATATAACTGGGCTAACAACACAGCTTATTTTGCGTATGATAATACTCAGAATGCTATGTTAGCAAACACCTTTTATGTAATGACAGATGAATACAATGTTTATAAATGTCTTGCAAATAATAACGGTGGAGGAAATAGCACAGCAAAACCAACAGGTCAATCTACCGCTATTGTAACTCCAGGTTCGGACGGATATAAGTGGAAGTATATGTATACCATTTCTGCTGCTTCTGCTTTAAAGTTCGTAACAACTAATTATATTCCAGTACAACAAGTACGTTTTCAAAACACTGTAATGGCAGCTGCTACTCAGGAAAATACATTACAAAGAGCAGTTGAAAACGCGGCTGTAGATGGTGCTATTAATATTTTTAGAAAAACAGCTAACGGATCAGTTGCTGGTGAAAGACTTTTATTTGAGACAAGTACTATTAATAATGGATTTGGAAGTGGAAGTTCACCTACTACAACATCAGTTCGTATTTTACAAACATCTAGTGCTGAAAATGATATTTTTGTAGGTTCTGATATTTTCTTTACTTCTGGAGATGCAGAAGGTCAAGGCGGAACTATTACTGCTTATAACGGCACTACAAAGATCGTTACTTTTGCTCCTGCAGTAAGTTCAGCTCCAGCAGATGGTGATGGTTATCAGATTGCCCCAAGATTACAAATCTTAGGTGATGGTAAAAATGCAAATGCGAGAGCTAACGGAACTAATAATGAAGGTTTAACCGAAGTTATTACTATAGCGGCTGGTTCAGGATATACAAATGCTATTGTAAATATCCTTGCTAATTCTTCTCATAATCAAGATGATGCAGCAGTACAAGCTGTTATTGAACCTAAAGGTGGTCACGGTTTTGATGCTGTTGAAGAATTAGGTGGTTATAATGTAATGGTAAACGTAAGGCTCGAAAATGATGAGTCAGGAGAATTTACCGTATCAAACGATTTTAGAAAAATTGGTTTGATCTCACATCCTAATGCTGCTAATACTTCTAATGGAGCAGATCTTAGTACAGCTGCTACTATGTCATTAGCTGACCAAGCGCTTAGAATTACTGTTCAGTCCTTCTCAGGTTCTGCTTATACTTCAGATACCTTAGTAACTGGAGCATTATCAGGTGCAACAGGTAGAGTTGTAGATTGGACTCCTGGAACAAGTAAATTGAGATTAACTCAAATTACTAAAGGTGCTAATAGTTCTAATGGATGGGATAGTAGCCCTGGTTCATTTCAAGCTAACGAAGCATTAACTATTTCAGGTGGTGCAACAACAGCTAACACAAGTGCCATTGAAGGACCAGACTTGAAACCATATACCGGTGATATCTTGTATGTTGAAAACAGATCGCCAATTTCAAGAGCAAGTGACCAGATTGAAGATGTAAAGTTGATCATAAACTTCTAATACTTTAGAATAAGGTTATAAGTGTCAGGCGTAAAAACGAATTTTAACATTGCACCATATTATGATGATTTTGATAAAACTAAAAACTTTCATCGGATCTTATTTAGACCTGGTTTCGCTGTTCAAGCTAGAGAGCTTACGCAGATGCAATCTATATTGCAGGACCAGGTTTCTAGATTCGGTGATCATATCTTCAAAGAAGGTAGTAAAGTTTTTGGTGGAGATGTAACTCTTAATACACAAGTTAATAGTCTCAAATTAGAATCAGCATTTGAAGATGCTAGTATTAATGTAACTTCATTTGCTGGTAAGACTATTAATGGTACAACATCTGGAGCTAAAGGTTTAGTAATATTAGCTGAACCTTTAACTGTTTCAGATCAACCTACTTTGATATTTTCAAAGTTAGGAGGTGGTGACTTTGTAGATGGTGAAACAATTGCTACATTAGAAGGAACACCTGTTCAAGCTAACACTGTAAGTTTAAGTGGAGCATCTGGTGTTCAAAATGCTCAAAATACTGCTTCTATAGCTAGTATTACTGAAGGCTGTTTTTACGTTAGTGGATTTTTTGTATTAAATAATGCCGAGACAGTATCCTTAGATAAGTATAACCATTTACCAACTAAAAGAGTTGGTTTAACCGTTACAGAAGAAATTATTGATCCTGATGATGATTCATCTATCTTAGACAACGCTCAAGGAACTTCTAACTATGCAGCTCCTGGAGGTCATAGATTTAAATTATCATTAAAGTTATCAGCATTAGATATTGTTACTACTACAATTGCTGCTGATGGAACTGAAACTACAACTTCTTCAACTATAACAGAATTTGCTGGCGAAAAATTTATTGAATTAGCCAGAATGGAAAACGGTTTCAAAACTTCTGAAACTAAAATTCCAATTTATGCCGAATTAGAAAAAACATTAGCTAGACGTACATATGATGAATCAGGTTCATATACTGTACGTCCGTTCGGTATACAATTAAAACCTCATGTAAATGGAAATAATGTATTATTTTCTGCAGGTTTAGAAGCTGGTAAAGCATACGTAAAAGGGTATGAATACGAAAGTATTGCTACTCAGTATATTGATGTAGAAAGAGGTAGAGATACAGCTAATGTGTATGACTACATCGTTGCATCAGATTATGGTAATGAATTGTATCTTAATAATGTCAAAGGTACGTTCGATATTTCCAAACATGAATTGGTAGATCTGCATTGTTGTCCTTCCGCTTCTGTTAATGCTATGGTAAATGATACAAATGCGTTGACAAAATACAATCAAACGAAAATGGGAACTGCAAGAGTTCGTTCGCTAGATTGGGAACAAGCAGATCTAACATCGTCTAATACTACACATTATCATTCAGTATATGCATCAAGACTTTATGATATTAGACTGGATCAGACCATCACCGGGCAAGTAAGTGGTGAAGGTGACAACTTAACATCTTTTAATGTTCCTGATAATATTACATCATTTAGTAATGGTGCATATAATGGAGCTACATTAACAGTTAATACAACTAATGGTTCTACAGTTACAAGTGATACAGTTACTATTGCTGAATACGTTGCTATAGGATCACAACATACCATTACTTGTAATACATCTTTATCTCAAAAAGTATTATCAAATAGTACTTTTACTATTTCTTTTAAATTTCAAGATTTAGGTTCATTAGCTATAAAGCACGCTACAATTGATCAATTAAACGAAGCTAATGCAACTCACGTAATTAAAACTACATCTGCAGATGTAGATAAGCTTTCAAGATTCAATAATGATCCTAATGGTACAGCAGTATTAGGTAAAGTGAGTAAAAATACATTACTTTATCAATTACCTTTCAGTCCATTAGAAACTATACCTGATGGTGTTTCTTATAATTACAAAACATTTCAAACAGTATCTGTTCCAATAGCAGGAACAACAACTGTATCGACAGCATCTGGATCTTTTGTTGGATCAGGATTACAAGCTGCTTCTACAGCAAAAGAATTATTTACAGTCACAGTAAAAACTATTGATGACTCAGCTAATCCTCCTATAGATGTAGTAACAGGAGATGAATTAACCGCAGGTCAAGTTTTAAATTTTGATGCTTCAACAGGAAGAACAGCAACAATTGATAGTGCTACACAAACTACTTTAAATTTAAATTCAAATAGTGGTGCATATCAAGTTGAAGTAATATCGACAATAAGAACAGCAAATGCTACTCCTAGATCAAAAACTTTAACAGTAGGTAATACTACAGTTATTGGTAGTGTATCAGATATTTCAAAAGGTCAAGTACATTTTATTAATCCTAATAAACAAGCAGGTAAAAAAGATGTATTAATGATTTCAGATGTACTAAATCTAGTTTATGTAATTGATTCAGGAGATCCTAATTTAGATGTAAGTACTACTATGGTACAAAACATTAGAGATTCTGTTTCTACTACAGCATCTGATGTTACTTCAAATTATGATTTAGATACAGGTCAAAGAGATAATTTTTATGACTGGGCATCAATTATACTTAAACCAGGATCTCCTGCACCTACAGGTAGATTGTTAGTAATAGTTGACCATTTTAGTAACCCTGCTTTGACACCACCTATACAAGATGCTTTAGCTGGTTATTTTTCTGTAGCATCTTATGCTGGTGATACTTCTGCTAATACTGGATATCATTATGGATTAGATGGAGTAAAGAGAAAAGGATTTAACTTTTCAGCTATTCCTCAATATACTAGTCCAACCACCGGTCAAGAAATTGAATTAAGAGATTGTTTAGATTTTAGACCATCTCGTTATTCAGCTAATAATGATAAGGGTGCTAATACTACAAATGATATGACATCTAATAACTCAGCTATTCCTGCTTCACAGTTAGGATCAGCTGGAGGTACACCAGATCCAGAATATACTTTTCAATTTAATGTTAACTATTATCTTGGAAGAAAAGATAAAATAGTACTTTCAAAAGATAGACAATTTAAAGTACTAAAAGGTATTCCATCATTAGAGCCTATTGCACCTCCTGATGATGACGATTCTATGACATTGTATACTTTAACTGTTCCTCCTTATACTTTTACTACCGATGATGTAAAAACAAAGTATATTGATAACAGAAGATATACAATGAGAGATATTGGTAAGCTAGAAAAGAGAATAGAAAACTTAGAATATTATACTGCTCTATCTATGCTAGAAAAAGAAGCAGCTGCTTCATCAATATCAGGTGGATCAACTCAAGATTCATTATTTAATCCTGCAGGAGACAGATTTAAAAATGGAATCTTAGTAGATGGATTTAAAGGTCATTCAATTGGTGATGTTGTTAATACGGACTATAAAGTATCAATTGATATAGAAAAAAACGAATTAAGACCTCCATATATTACGGATGATTATACATTTTATCTTACAGGTGATTCTACCAGCAATAATATTACACATCATATGGCTGGTAAAGAGATAGTAACATTACCCTATACATATGCTAATTTAATAAATCAACCTTTAGCAAGTGGATCTAAAACTATAAATCCTTTTGGCTTAGCTCAGTTTACAGGAGGTGTAAAAACATTTCCAGATTCTGATACTTGGTTTGATTTACAAACAAGACCTGAAGTTTTAGTTAACTTAGAAGGTGTTAATGATAATTGGCAGTTTGGAGCTTATAGAGCAGGTCATGGATCACAATGGGATAATTGGACTAAAAACTGGACAGGAGAACAAATTAATCCTGAGCCTGAAATTAGTGTTAGTAGCGCAGGTGATACTTCAATTGGTAAAAGAAAAGCTAAATTAATATCACAAGGTAAAACTTTAAGAGGTATTACATCTAAAAATATTCCAGATAGTATTAAAAGATCATTAGGAAATAAAGTTACAGATATCTCATTAACATTTTTTATGAGACCTCATATTCTTGCATCTCAAAGCACTAAAGATGATGGAAGAATTTATTTTGTAGCTAAAGGATTAAAACCTTCTACTAATGTAAGTGTATTCTTTGATGGTACTAATATTACTTCAAACTGTTACCCAATGCCTTTTGTTACACTGAATAATGTAGATACATCAAAGCATTTAATTACAGGAGAAACTTTATCTCAGGGTTCTAATGTTGCTCAAGTATTGCTTAATAGTAAAACTACTGCTGGTGGAACTGCAACTGCATATATTAAAGTAGTAAAAGCTGTTGATGGTAATGGAGATGATTCTAATTTAGATCAAGCTTTTGGTTCTGGATCAGCTACTATACTTTCTTCTAATAGTGGAATTAATTGTGTAATCTCTAACAAAACAGTTCCTACAAAAGGTCAAGTAGATTACATGGCAACTAATTTTGCAGGAGAGTTTGCAGGAATAATAGATGTTCCTAGAGGTCAAGTAAAGACTGGAGAAAGATTATTAAGAATAGCAGATAGAACAATTGCTACTACTCATAATGTATCTACTGCTCAAATGGCAGCTGAATGTACTTTCCATGCAAGAGGATTAGTAGATGGAAGAGAACCTAATTCAGTTTCAGTAAGACCCTCTACTTCAAGAAGAGAAGATGTACAGAACGAAAATGTTATTACAAGCCCTACTAATAGAATTGAAAGTTCATCCGCTTGGATGGATCCAATGGCTCAAACATTTATTGTTAATAAGAGTAGATTTCCAGAAGGTTGTTTTGTAAAGAGTGTTGATCTCTGGTTTAGACAAAAAGCTACTGCAAATAGTAGTACACCTCAGCCTCCGGTAACAGTTCAATTAAGACCTATTATAAACGGTTACCCTAGCTCTGGAACTATATTACCTTTTGGAGAAGCAGTATTAAGACCAGAAGAAATAAATGCACAAACTGGTGCACCTGATGCTTCTAACTCTTCACATTATACTACTTTTGAATTTCCAGCTCCAGTATATTTACCTGGAGATGAATATGCATTGGTAGTTCTTAGTAATAGTTCAGAGTATCAGCTATTCACTGCTGAGCAAGGATTAAGCCCATTAAGCGCAACATCAATTAGTCCTACTATTAGAATACCAAAACAGCCTAATGTAGAGACATTATACTTACCTACTAATGCAGGAATGCCACAGCAATCTCCTGGTGAAGCTTTAATGATGAGAGTTAATAGATGTGATTTTACTACTACGAATGCAGGTAACTTAATATTAATGTCAAACTCATCTAGTCAATCAGCAGCATCTGCTAATGTAATGATTGATGCATATAAGTTTAATACTAGTATGATGTTATTTGATAGTTCAACAGTAACTACTGCTTATAAAACTACTAATACATCGGGTAGTTATTCTACTACTAATTATGTTGCTGGTGAAAGAGATAAAAATGTGACCTTAGATGAACGTATGATTATGCAAGCTAATACAGCAAACAGTTTTAGCGCTCACGTTACAATTAGATCTACATCTAAATTAGTATCACCTATGATTGATACTACTAGATTTCATTTAACAACAATTGAAAACGATGTAGATAATGCTGTTCTATCTAACTCACAAATTTATATAGTTAATGCAGGTACAAACCATACATCTTCAGCAGTTGCAACTGTTAGTGGAGGTGGAGGAACAGGTGCAACAGTTTCATTAACTGTAGCAGCTGGAGCGATTACTGCAGCAACAGTAACTAATGGAGGTTCAGGTTATACTGGAACTCCAACATTAACTATAACAGATACTGGTCATACCGGAGATAATTTTGCTAATGTAGTGATTAGTAGTGAATTAGATGCTCAAGGTGGACCAATTAATGCTAAATATATTACAAGAAAAGTAAATCTTGAAGATGGTTTTGAAGCAGAAGATTTAAAAGTAATAGTAAATGCTTATAAGCCTGAAAGCGCTACTATAGTAGCTTATGCAAAAGTTTTAAGTCCAGATGATTCAGCATCATTCGATGATAGAGACTATATATTATTAGAGCAGGAAACTCCTGCTTCTTCTCATTCGCTTAATGAAGACGATTACAGAGAATATATATTTAAATCTTCTGGCGATTCAATTGATTATACAGATGATAATGGAACTAATTATAAGAAGTTTAAAACATTTGCTGTTAAATTAGCGTTGTTATCAACTTCAACTACAAATGTTCCTAAAGTGTCAGATTTAAGAGCAATAGCTTTAGATGAGTAAAATACAAACTGAAGATCCTAGATTTGTTAGAGATATGCATTCAAAAGCTTTATTAGCTACGGATAGAAATGCTCTAAATAAACATAGGATGCAAAGACAGCAAGCACAAAATTATCTCAAAGAAAGAGAAAGTACAAGTGCTGAAATCGAACAGTTAAAAAATACTGTGACTAGAATAGAACAATTATTAATGAAAGTTTTAGAAAAGGATAAAGATGGCAGCTAATGTAGCGTTATCAGATACGTTTGATTTATGGAGAACGCGTACCAATCAGTTGTTGATGTATACGCAATCGGGTGGTGGAAAAGACGCATTACATATTTCTAATACTACCAATAGTACTACTAATACAACAGGTGCCATAACATCTAATGGTGGTATTGGAATTAAAGCTTCAGCTGTTATTGGTGGAAGTGTTTTAGTACACACTGATGTTACTGCACACGGAAATGTAGTTTTTAATGCAAATTCTACTATTGGTTCAGATGGTAATGACGTCCTAGCTATAAATTCAAGAATTAATACTGATACTATTCCTTATACTGATGGTGATAGAAACTTTGGTAATTCTACTTACAGATGGGGAACAGTTCATGTAAGTGGAATTGTTGGAGCTAACTCAATAACATCGCTTACAATTCCACAAGGTACTACAGCTCAAAGAGCAGGTGGAACAGGATCTATTAGATGGAATACTACTCTAAGTAGATTTGAGGGTAATACAGGTTCATTATTTGAATCATTAGCAATTCCTCAAGACCAAGATGCGGATACCAAAATAACAGTTGAAAATTCCTCAGATGAGGATATAATAAGATTCTTTACTGGGAACTCTGAGAGCTCGTCAACAGAAAGAATGAATCTCGGACAATCCGGAAACCTTGCAATTGGAACAGGATCAACAGTTGGTGATGCTATGCTTCAAGTTGCAGGAACGGTTAATGTATCCGGAACAGTAAATCATACCAACAGAACAAATTTAAGAGGTAATACTTTTATTTCTGGTGGTGCATGGATGAACGTTGCGGTTTCCAGTTTTGCTAATTTTGAAACAGAGTCTATTACATTAGATGCTAACTCAGTTATTATTACAGGTAATCTTGTCGTACAAGGAACCAGAACTTATAATGATACAACCATTATGGTTTCTGAAGATAAGACAATGGTATTTGGATTGGCAAGTAACATTTTTAGTGAATCAGATGCAAGTTCAGGTACAATTACTTCACAAAGAAATAATGCAACCGTAACTCACGGATTAACAACATCTGATAAAATTTTTATTACTAATGCAGGAACTTCAGGACTAACAGCAGAAGCAATATATGATGTCGCTACAGTACCAAGTACGTCTACTTTTACTATTGATGGATATTCTGGATCAGGTACGTTTGATTTCGCTAAAGCTCATACTGATGCTACAGCGAGTGGTGGCGGTATTATTATACCTGGAACCACAGTTCATAGTATTCTATGGAATAGTACTGTTAGTAAATGGGTTGCCACAGATGGTTTTAAAACAACTAGTGCTCATTTTACAAGCACCATTGATATGGATGGAGATCTAGATATTGATGCAAACATAGTTGCTGATGGAACTATTACTCATGCAGGTGCTTTTAAAACAACAGCAGGAGGTACAGCAGCAGCTAATTATATTGCAAAGAGTACAGATTCAGCTGGTACCACAAATTGGGTAGCTTTTGGAATATATGATTCATCCGGTACAAGGCTTGGACCATAATACAAAGTCGATGATAACAAATGACAACACCTTTAAAGGTTTACAACTCTGGATCGGCATTACAAGAAATGACCGATGCAGAAATAGACAGTTTTATAGTCCCTTTAGTATTAAAGGAGTTTGCTGCTAACAACGCGTTTAATGTTAGAGGGAACGTAACTGCCTACGCTAACAACTCCGGAAATGTTGGCGGACTTATTAATAGATTAAGAGATGATGACGTAGGTGATCACCCTATTACTGCCAGTAATTTTACCACTACTAACTATTCTATAAATCAAGAAAAATCTAATTCAGCAGGATTATCTGATGTAGTTTATCCTACAAAATGGATTACTTCAGGCGGTAAACTACAACAAATGTCTACAGCTGATCTTCAAGCTAAAATTTTAGTTAGAGTTGCAAATAACTGGAAAACTAATCTCTATCCAGTAGGAGGCTATTTCTTTGGAACAGCTGCACCTGATGGTGATACCTGGACTCAATGTGGTGATACATTAACAGAATCATATAGACAATCCGGAGCAGATAGTTCTACTGATTATAAATTATGGAGAAAAACAGGACCTACTTCTACTTCTGGTTCCAGGCCGGTTTACAATAGAACAGGTAATGATGGCGTTCAGGAGATGTCTGATGGTGATATTCAATCATTAGCTGCAGAATGGAGAAATTATCTATTTAATGTAGAAACTATTGGTGATTATCAGATGCAAACAGGATCATCAGCTCCTGGAACTGGTACTTGGGTTCAAGTTGGTACATATGTAGATTATTTAACTGATACAGGTAATGTAATATACTCTCAGGGCTTTGAGGGTATTTACTCAATGTATTATGAAGGAATATATTCAGGACAATATACAGGATTATTTTCTGGACAATTTACTGGTACATATACTAATCAATATGCAGGAAGTTATTCAGGTCAATGGACTGGATTATATTCAAGAGGTTTTGAAGGATTTTATTCACAGGGTTACTCAGGTGGATATCAAGGAGGTTATCAGGGCGGTTTTAGAGGAGCATATCAATTAACTTATGGGTCAGGTGGTGAAAGTCCTAATCCTAGAGGAAGTTCTCAAGGACCAATCTATTCAGGAGACTTCTCAGGAGTATTCTCCGGTATCTATTCCGGTCAATATTCAAATCAGTTTACTGGTATTTACTCTAATCAATATGAAGGAATATATTCTGGTCAATATGTGGGTATATATAGTAGAGGTTATGAAGGAATATATTCAGGGGGTTTTGAAGGTTTCTACAGTTTCTTTTATGTTGGAATATATAGCAATCAGTATGCAGGTATTTACAGTAACCAATATACAGGTTTAACAGTGTTAGCTTCATTAAGCTCTCAAACATACACATTCTGGAAGAGAATTGCTTAATGGCTACTAATGGCAAGTTATTACGAATCTATCCTCTAGGTGCTAATACTGAATTATCTATAGCAGGCACTACTCTTTATAAAGGTTCAGTAAAACCGACAGCTTCATACACGGCTACATCTGGACAGATAGATACTATAACTACTTACCCTGCTGGCGGTACTTATGATGATACTATTTCAGCTGGTGATTATATAGTTATAAGATATCAACAATATGGATTATTAAGCGTTGGACAATGGATTAAAGTTGATACAGTTACAAATACTGGCGCTTCTACAATTTTAAGGTTTGCTGCAGATGGAGCAAAAGATCCTACAGGTGCTACAGTTAACTTCTGGAATTATCTTAATTCATCAGGCTCATCTTATGCTGGCGTAACTAGCGTAGGTGTTGTATTTGAAAAAGTACAAAGCTGGGGAGTTAGAGAAATGACTAATGATCAGGTTGATGATTCTTTAGTTCCCAGTATTATGAACAGATGGGGAAGTTATACTAAAGGAACTGCTGATAACGATAATTGGAGAGGTATGGTAAGACCTCTCGCAGGAGTTTCAAATACAGCAGGATATAATTTAGTTGGAACTATTAATGATAGATTTAGAACATCTGATGCTGTAGGAGCTCATCCAGTATCTAATACAGTAACAACTACTCAATATTCATTAGAACAACAAGCAGGTTCTAAACCTTATAATGGTAGTACTAATCCAGCCCATGCTGATGATTTAGATAGTATTACTCATTTCTTTGGAGTTGACTCTAGTAGTAATCAACCAACCCATTTATCTGATACAGAATATAGAACTCAAGTTATTGCTAGATGTAATGCTTATTTTACTAGTGCTTCTAATACAGTAGGATCATACCAAATTGGATCAGATACAAGTGATCCAGATGGTGCATCAGGAACCTGGCATAGTGAATTATGGTATACAGATACTTCCAGATCTACTTCTACAGCTAACGTAGCTTATTATTTACATAGAAAAGAATCAGGTGCTGTAAGAGGATGGGGAGGTTCTAGATCTCTTTCTAATGCTAATACTTTAGCAAGAGCTGCTAATAGTGTTACTGCATTTTCAGGTTCAAACGGAGATTATGTTGCACCAGGTAACTTTCCAGGAGCTGCTACTGACGAAGCTATATTCTTTCCTTTATTAACTACTGACAATTCTGATTTAAAAGAAGCTAATACCGTTCAAACATTTGGTCATTCAGGAACATTACAAGGTACAGCTGATGATGCTGGATTACAGTTATATTGGATAGATCATTTAATGTCTGATGTAAGTAGTACTATAATTGGTACTTATTCTGTACAAACAGGTAATACTGCTCCAGGAACTGGTACATGGCAATTCTGTGGTAATGTATATGATGTTTTAACAACTACCGGAGACGTAATATATTCTCAAGGCTATGAAGGTATCTATTCACAAGGCTTTGAAGGAATTTATTCTGCTGGATATGAAGGAATTTATTCAGCAACTTATTCTGGTATTTTCTCACAGGGTTGGGAAGGAGTATATTCAGGTCAGTATCAAGGAGGATATACAGGAGGGTATAGAGGAGCATATACCTTAACTTATGGATCTAATACCAGTGTTCATCCTGAAAGTGAAACTAATCCTAGAGCTAGTTCAGAAGGTCCAACATATTCTGCAACTTATTCAGGAACATATTCTGGTATATTCTCTCAAGGATGGGCACAAATTTTCTCCGGTCAATATCAAGGTGGATATAGAGGAGCATATGCTGGTTATTATTCTGGTCAATGGACTGCTATATATTCTGGTCAATTTACTGGCTTTTATTCCAACCAATATACTGGTACAACAGTATTTGCAACCGTCGAAACCCAAAACTATAGTCTTTGGAAAAGAATCGGATAAATATTTTTAGTAACATTATGAAGAGGTTATATGTCTGAAGAAACTACCACTGAAGAGTGGACACACGATACAATGATTGAAGGATTATGGAGAACAGGTGAAAAGCAAGAAATATCTATTCTTTATGAAAGAGAAGATAAATCCAGATATTCTGGACAAGCAGTAAAAGATTCAAGAGAATGGAAAGATTTCTTCTTTAAATTTACTCCAGAACAAGTAGATCAATTTACAGATGCTCATAGAGCTGCTAGAGAAGCAATGGGTCCTAGAAGACCTAGACCTGCTAGCGATCAGCAACAAATACAAAAAAGAGAAGATAAGCAACTTTTAGAAAGAAAAAAAGCTGCTGATGAACTCGAAACTTTATTTAGAGCTAAATTAGAAGCTTTCGAAATACCGGAAGTAAGAGATAGTGAAAATAGAGAGCTTAGATCAAGAATTAGAAAATCTAAATCTTTGACTGAAATCTCTGCATTAGTAGCTGCTCTTATTACACTATCCGTAATAGAACCTAAAGCAAAAGAAAATGATGAAGGAGAACAAATTTTAACTGATGTTAATGTTACTCCTAATACAATTGGTGAAGTAGCAAATGAGGTTCCAAAGGATGAGAACTGATGAAGGTTTTTTATTAGTAGCTACTAATTGGAAGCCGTACCTTACTGCGGCTCAAATGTTATGTGATAGTTTAAAAGAATTTGCTCCAGACCATCCGGTCATTTTATTTACAGAAGATAGATGGCTTAACGATCCAGGTAATCATATATTTGATCAAGTACATGGAAAGATGCCTAGGTCTAATCGCGCTAAATTATTAGCTTTAAAAGATACTCCATTTGATGTAACTTGTTATCTGGATTCAGATATGATTTGCATTCATCCTGATGCTCCTTTAGTATTTGGAGGATTAAAGGATGGTTATGATATGGCTTGGACTAAAATAAGAACATACGCATCTGCATGTTGGTGGTGGGATAAAAGTAAATTAAAAGTACCACATGGAGGTATGTGCTTATATAGAAAGTCAGATAGAATGGTTTCATTTATGGAACAATGGTGGGAAAATTGGAAATGGAAAAGAGAACAACCATATGAATGGGATGAAAGATGGACAGGAAAATATCCTTATTGGGAAACCAGAGGTTGGGATCAGTTTCCTTTACATTTAATGATGGGAGTGATTAGGAAGGATGATCCTTGGTATAGACCAGATATTAAATGGCATTGGATATACCAAGGTGATCCTCCTTGTACTCCTGAATCTCCTGAATGGAATGATCATAGTGATGCAAGATGGAATTGGATTATAGGTTATAGAAAAGAAAGAGAAAATATAAGTGAAGATGAAATAGTTTTTCATGATTATTCTTGTTTATTATTTAAAAGTCAATATCAAAACGGAAGAGAATGAGTCATACTGAGCACGTTAGTAAATATGTAAATGATCCAGAAGTAATATCAATACTTGAAAAAATGGGTGATTACTTAGATGCAATTGATATAGATAGATTAAAAGTAAAAAAAGGAAGACAGAATAGAATTAATGTAAAAGAAGCTCTCTGTGATAATTATAGAGAAGTTTTTAGTAAGCAAGTAAGACCCGGACCTCCTTGGCATCAAAAGATATGCGACTTACTTTTAGATTTAGAGCAAAGAAAAAGAGATCATTACATAGCAGATCTTGCTACTGACTTAGGTAAAAGAATAACTGGAAGAAAGCAAGCTTTAAGTGCAATTTACCCTCCTGGAGGATACTTAGCTTGGCATCATAATGCTGATGTTCCGGGACGTAATTTAATATTTACTTGGTCTAAAACAGGTGAAGGAGTTTTTAGATATTTTAATAATACAAAAGGTTATTATTTTGATATACCAGATCATAAAGGATGGAATGTAAAATCTTTTGATTGGTATAGACATGGAATAACTGACAGAGAAGGTTATTCTTGGCATTGTGCAGGAACAGAATGCCTAAGAGCTACAGTTGCTTTTGTTATTGATGATAATCAGATGTCTAGTGAAATGTTAGAAGATGATTTTAGTCTATCATCATTTAATAAAGGTTGTTTTATTAGTAAAGAAGATATGGCAGATAGTAATGAATGGTGGGATAGTGTTAAAGATGAGATTAAAAGTATGAAGTTAAATGATGATATAAAAGATGAATTAGAAAAAAGCCCCGCTGGCGTTAAGTATGGCCCAAGATAGTAAACAGTTAGATAGAAAACCTCCATATAGAAGAATAAAGAGCGATTGGTTTTTTAGACACGCTAAACAAATAATAAATGAATTAGGTAAAAATCTTACAGAAGGTTTGACTGTAAGTGGTAGAGATGAATTCAGAAAATCAGATGTATACTTATATGATATATGGCGTTTAGATTTATCTGATTTTAAAAAAGTTGTTGTATTTAAAATAAAAGAAATCTTTATACAAGAAAATAAAATATATAATTATGATTTAGATTATTCTACTATAAATGTACAGTTAGCAAGATATAGAGTAGGTGAATTTTATGAATGGCATAGTGATGATTTAGTATTAAACACTTATAAGAAATACAATAACATTCGTAAAATGTCCATGAGCATTCCTTTGAACATAGGTGAATTTGAAGGAGGTGATATGGAAATAATGTTTATGAATAAAGCAAAAAAAATTAACTTTGAGCAAGGTAACGCATTAATATTCCCCAGCTTTATTGAGCACAGAGTACTCCCCGTAACAAAAAATACAAGATATTCCTTAGTGGCATGGATCTCAGGACCAGCTTGGCGATAAATAGAATATACATATATACTCGTTTTGTAGGGACTGATAAATGGCTAAGCCACAAACAAGAGCACAACTCAAAGAATACTGCCTTAGAAGTTTAGGTCATCCTGTCATAGAGGTTAATGTTGATGATGATCAATTAGAAGATCGCATTGATGAAGCTATACAGGTATGGAATGATTACCATTACGATGGTACAGAGAGAATCTATCTAAAGCATCAAGTAACACAAACTGACATTGATAATGAATATATTACTGTCGGTGAATCTACTATTAGTGTTATAAAAGTACATCCTATTGAATCAACTTCTTCCCCAACAAATATGTTCGATGTAAGATATCAATTAAGATTAAATGATATATTTGATTTAGGAAGACAAAGCTTAACCGGCTATACTATTGCTATGCAACATTTAGATTTAATAGAAAATCTATTTAATCAATCTCCTTCGTTCAGATTCAATAGACACTCAGATAAGATTTACTTAGATATAGATTGGAGTAAAGAGTTAACAGTAGACAAATATTTACTATTTGAATGTTACAGAGCTGTTGATCCAGAAGATCTTACAGATGCATACAATGATCTTTGGTTAAAGAAATATACTACAGCTTTATTCAAAAGACAATGGGGTTTAAATTTAATTAAGTTTGAAGGTGTACAGCTTCCAGGAGGTACTACTCTTAATGGAAGACAAATCTTCGATGATGCTACAACAGAAATTCAATTATTAGATGATGAGATTTACTCTAAGTATCAATTGCCTGACGACTTTATGGTAGGATAAAATGGCAACAAGTAACTTTTTTTCTAATTTTGATCATAATAATGAACAACATCTATTACAAGACTTAATGGTTGAGTCCATTAAGATATTTGGACATGATGTTTCATATTTACCAAGAACAAAAAATAATGTAGATAATCTTTTAGGTGAGGATCCTACTTCTTCTTTTACAGCTGCTTATCCAATAGAAATGTATATTAAGAATACAGATGGATTTGCAGGTGAAGGAGCTTTTGTTGGAAGGTTTGGATTAGAAATAAGACAGCAGATAACTTTTACTGTTGCAAGAAGAACTTGGGATGGACAGGGAATATCAACCAGACCATTAGAAGGTGATTTAATTTGGTTTCCTATGACTAATAAGTTATTTGAAATTCAATTTGTAGATCATGAGTCAGTCTTTTATCAGTTAGGAAAGCTTCCTGTATATGACCTATCTTGCGAATTATTTGAGTATAGTGATGAAGATATTGATACAGGAATAGAAGAAATAGATCAAGTAGAAGTAGAGAATGCTTATGCAGTAGAATATGCCTTCAGTAGTAACTCAGGTGTATTTACAACTGATGAAACAGTAACAGGAACTAATTCAGGTGCTACTGCTACTATTTTAAAAATAACTACTTCTGATACAGGAAATATAATTAGACTTACAAATATAGTTGGTACGTTTAGCGCTACAGAACAAATCACGGGAGGAACTTCTGGCGTTACTGCTAACTTAGGTGCAACTGCAACTGAATTTGCAAATGATCCTAAAGCTAATAATGCTACAATTCAGACAGTTGCTGATGGTATTATTGATTTTAGTGAAGGAAATCCATTTAGTGAAGGAAGCTTCTAATGTTAGGAACATATTGGTATCATGGATTATCAAGAAAGTATGTTTCTATTTTCGGAACTCTCTTTAATGATATCTATATTCACAGAAAGAATAGTTCTGGTAATGTAGTTGAGAACATTAAAGTTCCTTTAGCATATGGACCTAAGCAAAAGTTTTTAACTCGGATAACAGGTGATCCAAACCTAGATAGAAAAGTGGGGATGCAACTGCCGAGGATGGGCTTCGAGATGACTTCTATGTCTTATAGTCCCGAGAGAATGTTGCATCCCCTTAATCAAAAGAAAGCAGTAAGGAATGGAGAACTAGGAGTAGTAAAGAGTCCAGTTCCTTATGATTATGCTTTCACGTTATCATGTTTTGTTAAAAATGCGGATGATGGTACTCAAATAATTGAGCAAATATTACCATTTTTTCAGCCCGACTTTACAGTAACAATAAATGCTCTTCCAACAATGGGAATTAAATTAGATATTCCTATTATATTGAATGCTGTAAATGTAGAAGATTCGTATGAAGGTGATTTTCAAACAAGAAGAGCTATAACTTGGACATTAGATTTCACAGTAAGAGGTTATCTATATCCAAACATTAAAGGTAAAGGCTTTGGTGATGGAAGTGATGATATTAGTACTTCATTAATAAGAACTAGTATTGTTAACTTTCATATTATGCCACATAGAGACCCTGGAGCAACTCCAGCTGAACATTTATTATTAGAATCTGATACAGGTTTTGGAACGGGTCAAGATGAGCTACTTAATGAAGATGGCACAAAAATATTATTAGAGTCAACACGAACTGATATAAATAGTGCACTAGTTAAATCGAGAGTTAAGTCAGTAATCAGTCCGGACGTACCAGCCGGGGATGCAGATTACGAGCCTACAGTAACTAGAGACTTTTTTGCTGAAGGATTGGAATTTGATCCAGTTACCGGAGAGGACACATATGGCGGTACGTTAGACGTAAACGCATTTGGTAACAGAAATGGATGAACTTGAAACTTTAGACCCTATAGATAAAAAAGTAGATCCTAAATCGGTCGAAATGAAATTAGATGAAGTCTTTGAAATAGCTCCATCTACACAGAATGAACCTGTGAAAGCTAAAACTCCAGAAACTAATGGTAACGATACTAATACAGATTTCCAGTATACGCGAGAGAATCTATACAATATTATAGAGCGTGGTCAGGATGCAATGGAAGGTATTCTTCATGTAGCTCAGGAAACAGAACATCCCAGAGCTTACGAAGTTGTTGGTCAACTAATGGATAAATTGACCAATGCCAATAAAGAGTTGATTAACATGCATAAGCAAGTGAAAGACATTAAAAAGGAAGATCCCGTATCTTCTCCTCAGAACGTCACAAATGCATTGTTTGTAGGAAGTACGGCTGAATTACAGAAACTATTGAAAAATAATAAGGTAGGGTAAATGGAAAATTTGTTAAGTCCTCTTAACATAACCATGATTTTAATGGTATTATTTTCTGCCTTCTTTGTATTCTTATTTAATTATCGCGCTGATAATGAACACAAATATGGTGGTAAGTGGTACATGGTCTTATTTGACCTGTTTATTAACATGGGTATGTCTGTTACTGGTTATATATTGGTTTGGTTGGTATTTGAGAATGTCCCTCAAGTAGCCGCATATGATACTTTTAGATATCCAGTAGGTTTTTTATTCGGTTTAACCTCTAATGTAAGCATTCCGATAGTTTTAAAGTGGTTCACACAACAGATCACAAAGAAGCTAGATGAAGCTGCAGAGAAAGGTCAATAATGGCTGAACAAAAAGCTCCTAAGAAAAATCCTGGACAAAGTGAAAACGTAAAAGAGATTGAAGTGGAAACTAAAGATATTGTTGCTACAAGTAAAATATGGATATATGTTATTATCGGTTTACTTGGTTATTTAATTTTTATGGTTATACCAGATGTTAATACTAAAGTTGGTTTTATAGAAAAAGATTTAAACTCTGTATTGATACAATCAGAAAGATTTAAAAAATCGACCAGAGTTTTTGCTAGAGATAATCAATGTGCGTCTTGTCATTTAGAAACGGATTATCTTTTACATAATCTTTTATCTAAGTATCCATCATTCTCTGATATAAAAGCATTCATGGCAGTAGGTCATCAAAGATATTATACAATGGCCACACCTCTTCCTGACCCTGAATTATTGGAGATTTATAGAGCGCTTCAATGATAAAGATTTTCTTATTAGCATTACTGTTAATACTTCCAGTTAAGGCAGTAGCTCAGTCTGATAATGATTCTGACTTTATCAAGATAGAAGTATTATTTAATGAGAGAAATAGGCTTGATCTAAAAGCTATGATGGAAGCATCTGGTTTTACAGATAGGGGTCAATTTCTTTCTATTATGGCTGATCTTACTGGTGATGAGAATTGGGATAGGAATTTAGATAGAGGTGATATATTTTACCTTCCTCGTTCTTTTACAATAGATGATGAAGACCTAAAAGTTAAGCCAATAAATGTTACTGTAGATAATTTAGAAATAGATGAATCAGATGCTGATGGTGCTATGCAGATGGTATCATTGGATGATCATATTTCTACATCTAAGCCTCCTTCCGAACAAGAATACTTTCCTGAATTTCAATCAACGTATAGAAGAGTATTAGATCAAGGTTATGTTAACTGTGGAACTAAAGAAGAGTTTCCAGGGTTCTCAGAAATGAGATTTGATGATGATCATGGAGGTTTTAAATACTTTGGTTTTGATGTTGATCTTTGTAGAGCTGTCGCAGCTGCTGTATTTGGAGATCCAGATGCAGTTGAATTTGTTGTAGTAGATGGTAAAACAAGATTTAGTTTTTTAATTAATGGTGACATTGATATGTTATCAGCAGCTACTACTTACACATTTAGTAGAAATGTAGATAAAAAATTAGAATTCTTACCAACTACTTATTATGATGGTCAAGGATTTATTACAAGAAAAACTTTAGG